GGCATCAGCGCCCTGAGCAAAGGAGGCTACCACCTCGCTGCTGCCCCCACCGGTATCGGGAAAACAGCGGCATCCTTGGCGGCTGCGTTAGAAGTAGCCAGTCAGTCGCCGCAGAAAAAAACCGTTTTTTTCTTGACCTCCCGTCAAACCCAGCACCGAATCGTGGTCGACACCGTCCGTCGCATCAATCAACGACGAAAAGGACTGATGCCCGTCCGCCTCGTGGACATGGTTGGTCAAGCCGGAATGTGCGTGCAACCCTTTGCCAAAGAATCCCCGCTGGTGTTCTCACTGCTTTGCAGCCAAGCACGAAAATCGCGGTCATGCAAGCCGTGGATCACCTCGGCTCCCGGACTCAAGGAACGCATTTTGGCGTCCCCTCTCCATGTTGATGAATTGGTTGAGTTGCCTGCCGCCAGGAAAATTAGTGTCTTCAGATGCAGCTTCTTTCTCTTGCCTTGTAAGCAAATTGCCAGGGATCCGTGCTTTGACGGCCTGACCTTCTTCGGTGACGTCTGTAGTTGCGCCTTCCGGCAGCTCAAAATTGAATTTAGTCATGGTGTTTAAGCGAGGGGGAAGTGCATGCCGTAATTGCGATACCGGATATTCATTTTTCTAATTTCTTCAATGGCAGCTGGAGTTTTAAGCCGCCGCATTTGCTCTGCGTAATCACGCAACATCTTGCGATCGTCTGGTGTCATATACCCCGCGAACAACATTCCCGCCAGCCATCCACCTGGCTTGCTGGTGTTGATAGGCTTGTCAGTCACCTTGTAACCGTCGTAATCAAACAACGGCTGGTTGTAGCTGACCGTCTGCGCCTCCTTCTGCCTCTTAATGTCTTGCCGCAAAATGATCCGATATTTGCTGTTTGGATCAAAATGCGAGTAATGCCGATCAATGTGCTCGTACAGCAAACGAGCTGGGCTCACCTTTGACCGCCTGGCTAGGTCCACAAACTCCTGGCTGTAGCCGCTGCTATCGCCTGCTTCGCCTCTGTTCTTCAGCTCTTGGACGACCCATTCCCCTCGCATTGTTGGGTTGTTCGGATAATCCATGACCTGTGCATCTGACAGGTTTTTGGCTTCCGCGGGCATAGTCCCAGGCTTTGGCGGCGGCGGCACCGGCTTCGGCCTAAATGGCTCCAAGCGAGTCTGAAATTTAGGTCCATCTAAGTAATCAAGAATTGCCGCTTGGCCTACAGCGCGAAGATCGCTGTCTGGATCTGCCTGAAGTATTGCCGCGCGAGCCACTTCACGCATGTCATTGTTGACCTGCAACACCATTCGCCGGACGTCTGCTTCTGTTTCAAACTGAGAAAGCGCTTGCTGGTAGTTGCCAGTTCCCAGCTCAGCCAATTTTTGCTTCAGGCTTGTGACACCTGTTGGCTTAAGTATGCTTTTGACAGCTTCATCCCCGTAAAAAACACTCAACGACGACTCAACAGCAGGCGTTACGTTAGTGACAATGTTTTTGTATTCTTGGGCTCTTTGGTTAATAACTGCTTTCTGCTTGTCAAACAGCTCCTGCTGTTTTTGTGGATCGTTTGCATTTTCTTGAGCATATTGCTTAGCTTCTTGCATCCGATCGGCAATTTGGCCTGGTGCAAAGTTTTCTGCGGGCATTGCGCCAAATTCAGCAGACTTGATTTCAGCTGCGCCTACTCTCGCCGGTTCAATGGTTTTAATTAAATCGCCACGTTGCTTAAGTACATCAGTCAAGACCTTTTCAGCGCCAGGCACATTGTTTTGTTCTAGGTAATCTTCTAGCTCTTGAATGGCCGCTGGATACCTGGGGTCAGTCGGCATTAACTGGCCTACCCCTTGCTGAGGATTTCCGTTTTGGTCGACATAGCCCATATAAGGGCTCTCCGGGTCCTGGTAAACGTCAAAAGCCGCCCTGCGCTGCCGCAGCTCCATGCCCTCTACCATTTGCTCTGAGCTTGTAAATGGCGCAGCGTCATACAGAGTTGGCCTTTGTCCGTAGGGAACGTTTGGGTTGCCAATCCGAATGTTTTGAATTAACTGTTGCTCATAAGGGGTCTTTGCGACGCCAAGTAATTCCTGTCGAATCTTTTTTATCAAACTTGCCCTTGCCTTTGGTGACGCAATAAGGCTGGTGTGCCTGTCGATTATTTCTGTCAGCTTCATCCCACCAACCATGCCAAAGCCAGGCATCCCTTTGGTGTATGTCATGTCAGAAAACTCAATGCCTCTTGCGGCAAAGTTCTTCATCTCAGCCAATACGTTTGAAACCGCCCCATTTGTTGCTGTGACCTCAACTTGTTCTGCGTATAGCTTTTGGTGCTGCTCTGTGAATTTGTCCCAAACCGTGTTGACCTTTGGGGTCACATACTTCATTGCTTCAGGCTCGTCGCCTGTCATGCCGTATTGGGCATACAAGCCGCGGATGATGTCTGACTTTTCTTTTGCAAGCTCAGGGCTGCCTGGCTTAATAAGCGACAAGCGTGCGGCGTCTGTCTGCAGCCGAGACATAACGGCTGATTGGATTTCACCCTTCAAGCTCAATGCACGAACTCGCCGCGCCCCTACCTCTTGGTACGGGTTTGACATGCGCAGCAATTCGCCTGCTTCTGGGTCTTCTCTGTAAAGCTGAACAGTCTCTGTGGCGGCTTCCCTCGCCCCGTTTTCCATGTCTGTTTGCAGATTCACAGACGCCAAGGCCAACTGATTCTTGGCCTCTTTTCTCATACCTTCGTTGACCTGATTCTTGACGTAGTCCAGGGCCATGTTTTGGCCCAACGTCAAAGATTCCTTGATGAACGGTTCTAGGGATTCCGCTAATTGCTGGAAAGAGTTGAAACCCTGAACATTGATGCCACCGCGCTCTTGAATGGTGGAGATTTGCGGCGTTCTCGGCACGCCTGGCTGTGCCGTTGCTGCTGCAACGTTCGCCTTGCCTGGCTGGAAGAACGCGTTGACCGGCTGAGCGGCAGGACGGATTTGGCCGAGAGGTAGTTGTGTCATGAGCTAGGGCCTCCACCTGGCGTTGGCGCTGTGATTTTGTTGATGTTTGCCTGCATCCCGTAGGCAGCATTGACGCCACCTAATACGGCTCCGGCGCCACTAAGAACTGCTGCACCCATGCTCGGCCCGCCGCCTCTCATTGACGGTGCAGGCGGCAGCATCATTGTCGGCAGTGGCGGGAACGGTGCGATTGGATCGAACACGTCTGCCTGCTCGTAATACTGCTGGCTGTTGTATTGACTTATGTACTTGGCAATGCGAGCTGTTTGATTACGGTCGTACTGACGCTCACGCAGACCACCGTTGATTTGCTGAATGGTTCGATAGTCGCCTTCCTGCCTGGCGTAGTTGTTGACAATGCGATCAACGCTTTTGCCTGCAGTTCCCCGCGCCTGCACGGACGCGCGTGCCTGCAGCGATCGCCACTGGTACTGCTGCAACGCAACTGCGTCTTGCATTGACGCTTCTGCATAGGACTGCCCAATAGCCTCTGAATCCAGCACATAAGAAGCGCCAGCAGCTGCGCGCGTATCTCGCACAACCTCTGCTTGCGAGATCGATTTCATCAACTCGACATTGCGCATCGAGTTGGCGTGGATCATCTTCTGGCCGTAGTCCAGCGTCTGACCCCAAAAGGCGTATTGCTTGTTGAGGTCACTGACCTCTTTGTTAATGCCCGCCTGATATGACGCAAACTCAGAGTTGGCGTCCGCAAAAGCTGTTTGATTGAGGTAGTCCTGCTTCTGTGCGCGGTAGTTCGCAAAGCTTTGTAGAACGCCTAGACCAGCGTTCGCGACACCAAAGCCAATAGAAATCGGGTCGAGCACCATTACGAGTACCTCCAGAACGGGCAGAACAACGCACCGCTTGGCCCAAACGGTTCAGGCTCTTGCACGGTGAAACCCAAATGCTTCAGCCAGCGGATTGATCTTTTGTTCTGGGAATAGACCATGTTCTCGACGTAACCGCCTGCGGACTCCAGACAAAAGTCAACCCATTCTCGCCCATGTCTACACAGTTGTAGACGATGATTTTTTGTAGCCGTGAGATTCGTCGAACCCAGTAGCCAGATGGTTTGACCAACCACACCTGTAAGAGCGACGCAAGAACCGTCATCGCCTTCAATCGCTTGGCAAACCTGGCTTTGCCGATAGCTCAACATGCAAGCCTCTACAGGCCCCATTCCATGGCTAAGCAACACCTCAAGCTCGTCCTGTTGGCGCAGGTTTAAGCCAACCTGAATAGCCCGCTCTTCGTTGGCCTTAATCCATCTCATCGCAGTGACCTCGCTTTGCCTGTAAGTAGTGCAATCCACTCACAAGTTGAGAACTTGCAAGGGTGCGGCGATTCGTTCTGTATCTCAACCATGCAGCGCTCTCCACGGCTATTGATTGGGATGTTGAATACACCTTCAAAAAACCTGTTGTCATCGGGGTCGTAACCGTTCGGGTTTGCCGAACCGAGTGTCGAAACCCTGCTGCCTAAGACCGTTGCGTCAAACGTGTAAATGCCCGTGTCACGCCCTTCTGGAATGACGTGGACTTGGAAGAAAGCGGTTTCGTGATAACGCAGCTTGGCGTTGCGAACCTGTGTCCTTTCAACGTTGGCTGCTGCTTTACCGCCACCAATCTCTTTGTAGAGCTTGAACCTCGTGAACCTGTAGCGGAACTTGTAAGGCACTCCGAAGTAGACCGGCTGTGACGACCAGTCGCCGTTGGCGCTAATCGACGTCCCTGACGTGATGGTCGACAACCTGACGCCACCATTGCCAGTCGTGCTGTAGCCAGACCATGCCTGAATCGACGACGTTGCAGCAAACGGCAGTGTCCAGGTCGTTTGCTGTGTTGTTGAGTTGTAGGTCCCTGCCGCTACACGCAGGCTTGTCGGGGTTTCTGTAGTTGTCGAGATGCGCCGGTCCAACATCAATGGATATGGCGCATTTGTTGGCGGCTCTGGCGAACGGTCTTGAACTGGGATTTTTTCTAGAAAAACCTGCGCGCCATATCGAACAAGGCAGAAAAGCGTTTCGCGGATGCACAGGATCTGCAGCACCTCATCAGCGCTTTCTAGATCCCAGTAACTCCAGCTGGACTGCGCCCTTTCTGCGCCTTGCCCTGAGTTGCGAATGAAGTATTTGTAGACGTAAATCCGACTCTTGTGACCCGTTTGGCCACTGACAGCAAACACCGCGTTGCTGGTGTCATTGACAGTCATCTTGAAGACGTCGCTTGGCACAAACGCCGAGACGTAACCCGTTAGGTCTTGTGCGTCTGCTGTCAGCGCAGTACCAGCTCCCCGGACACTGAATTCTCGGAACTGTGAAAACTCGCCATTGGCCTGGCAGAAAATAATCCCGCCGCCAGCCAGTTGCGGCCTGACGTTGACGTCAGTTTCAAACTGAGTCAGCACTGTGATCTGCGCCGTTCGAGGCGTCAAAACAGTTTCTGCAGCGTTAAACCTGAACTGGTACTGCGGCGAGAACAGGATTAGCTCGTCTTGGTACGGCACTGCATAACGCAGCACAGACACCCTGTTGTTGCTTGCCACAACGTCGATGGGGTCTGTATCCAAGACAGTTGTGACTGTCTCTGGGAAAAATTCAAAGAACTCCCGAACACGGCTCAGGATGACGTTTTCATCTGCCAAAAAGCCCAGACGGTTTTTGTAAATGAAAATGTCGTTGATCGGGTAGCCAATAAAGCTTGGATCTGGCGCAGTGTTCAAGTCGCCAGACGTCCTTTCTCCCCAAGACGGAATTTTGATTCCCTGCTGTGTGCTGCCGTCAGCTGGCCCAAAGTGAAAGTTTCCGTTTGGCAAACGCACCAACAGGTGCGGCATCGTTGTGTTGTTGATCTGGTACTCGACACCAGGGCTGACTGTCTCGCCCCATTGCCCTTCCCCAAAGTTGCCGGTGTTAGGCGTGAACTCGACGTAGTACCCGTCGAAGTTGTTGCCTGGATCGCCTGTGATCTCAATCTGGTAGCCGACAGGAGCAATCGTCGGCAGCTCTGTGAAGGTCTGAACCGTGTGCAGGATCGCCGTGATGTCTGCGTTAGCGCGGGCGTCTGACGCCGCAATCGTGATGGGGTTGGCCGACGTGACGTGAATGACAGAGCCACTACGCGTGAAGGTCACGCCGGTCGGGCTCAGCCCGTTGATGATGTTTTGCGCGATGTCAGCTGTGCTAATCCGGTTCTCCGTAACGGTTGAACCGCTTGCCACCACAGGCGCCACTGCCGTTTGCACCGTCACGTTTGAGCCGTTGACGTTGACGGTGTAGGTCTGGCCATAGTTAGCGGCCTTCACCCAGATCAATGCTTCGTGCGCCGCCGGTCTCGCTGTTGCCGGCGCTATGGCCGAATTCATTGCAGGAGACGTCTTGGTGTTGCTTATGAAGGTGTAGTCAGCAATCGTCACCGCACGGATCTCGCCTCGTGCGTTAGTGACACTGCTGAGGTAGCCGTAACCCCCAGGCGCGTTGACAGTTTGAGCTACGCCATCAAGGTCAAACACCTGAATGCCTGTTGTCGTGATGACAGCCAGGTACTCCTCGACGTTGTCTCGCAGGATGCTGTGGATAAAGGCATCGCCGAAATTGGTGTTTGAGACCAGAGCTACTGACTCACTGCAATCGCGCTTGCGCAATCCCTCCAGGATTGACGACATGCCATTGACCTGGACCTCGCCCTGGCTGGGGTCCCTTTGCGCATCGGGCTGCTGCGAAATGCCCTGCGCAAGGTTTGGTATCGCGTAGGAAGCAAGTGCCATCAGAGACGCAGGCCAGAGCTAATACGACGAGTAGCCAAGCCAGCTGCTGGCTGATATGTCGGGAAGGGGTAGTAGTTCCTGCCGTCGGTCAGGATGTTTGCCTGCTCGACCTGCTGTTCCATCCGCTCAAGCGTTGCCTTGGCGTCTTGCTCGTCCTCGACGGTGTACTTGTAAAGAGCGTCTGAGCCGAGCACCCGGTTGGAAAACACGCGCGCAGATCGAATCGTCACCCAGCGGTTGTATGCCTCTGGCACCTCATCCCACGGCAGCAAAAAGATGACGTCGGCGTGCAGG